CGTGTGTAGTGTTAGATTATTGCACAACACTATCGTCATGATCACCAACGCAACTAGAGCATTGGTGTTTCTATTCCGTAATCCTTGTTTAGTATCTTGCTAACCAGTGGGTTGTACACGATCGTGTTAGTCCTGCAACGACTAAGCTGCTCGCTCAGTTGTGCAACTTCAGTGGTGGTGGCGTCGTACCTTTCAACCAAAGCACTGAGTGTGAAGGTGTATGAGTCCGACACAATATCACGAATCTTGAAGTCATCTGTGTAGACCTCTTGAACGGTTCGTATTGGTTTTAAGTGAAGTAACTCTGGGCAAGCAAAGTACTGCAAATAACCATTGACTAGCTGGGATTGTGCTATGTCACACCGTTGTTGGAAGCTCGGTATGCGCTTACCTTTGTACTTAACTGGTATGTCGTTTTTCATACGGCCAGACATACGGAAAAGAACCCCTGGGTTCATGACGGCTCTCCAGGTTCCAGTTACATCACGTACTGGGGAGAATTTGAGAAATTGGAGATCACCAAACTTTCTGGCGTACTCAACAGTGATAACTACTCCACATTCATATGCAGCCTCTACAAGATCGACCTCATTGTGACCCCAGTAATGCGCAATCATTCGCCATAATTCAACATTCCATAGGGATGTGAATGTGCTACCGGATTGTTGCTTACGGCGCCGTGGTCTAAATCGTATCTTTTGTGTACTATCATGCGGATTCACCACAACATGTGTACCGAACTGTTGTTCAGTTAAATGTTTATCAATGAATTCAGGAAATTGCCACATGTAGCGACACCACTCATAATGTGAATCTGAGTGGGTGACATCACATGATGAAATGTCGGCGTTGCCATATACGGTTCCATCAGAGAAGCATGCATCGTCTGAAAAGACGACAAGTAATTTCAAATTGCTAGGACGAGCTAATTCATGAAAGTAATGCATCATGATATCCGTCTTTGGTCCAGTAATGAATATGAAACGACAGCTACCATACACGAACTCACGATCACCTACATGGTGTTTCAAACAACTCATGTAAAGGGAGCCAATAAGGCTTCTACCTATGCGACAATCAATGATCAGACGTATGTTCTTGTTTGGTTTTGCTATCTCAGGATACTTGCATTTCACATCAACATATTTTGATCCCAAAGAAAATGACACGATACTTCCGTCCTGTAAACTGTTTAAATATGTGTTGAGACGCATTTTTTTGCTTGCTATGTGGTTGCTGACAAACAATTTTAATTGCTTGCTCTCGATCAAGCTCGAATTGCATGTCTCCAGCCTGCTGCCTGGAGTCCTCTGCCCACTCCTGTCCGTGCAGAAGTAGTTGAACATTCATGTTCAGTCGTAGCTGATCCTCAAAATCCCTAATCACAATTGGATCCGTTTCATCGCTGCCATCAGCGCGTTTCGGAACTCTACAAGCAAAAAGTCGGTGGAGACCGGTCCTCAGATTACTAGGATGATTCTCGAGCACTACACCAGTGTGTGCGAATCTAGTAGAGAACTCATTTATATGCCGTCTCTTACGATTCCCTACTTCGTCATTGACAGTAAAAAACAATTCACCAGTGAGTTCATTGTAATACTGTCTTGAAGATTGAGAGAATTCGTAATCTCCATTGTAGACGTATGTTTTTCCTAAACTGTTCGAGACATATGGTATGCGGTGTGTAAACGGCACATCATAATTCCCCTGAGGCAAGGGGGGATCTCGTTCAATTATGGAAAATTTTGTGGAGCCGTTTTAAGGCCTGGAACTCCATAATTTGTGGCCTTTGGCAAAGACATGACTGTCTTGCAGTTTATAGCTTGCTTCCAGTTAACCACATGCATAACGGTATTCATCGTCGTCATGATGTTATTTCGGTTAAAATAGTAATTTCTGGTAGCCTCATCAAGGGTGTGCATCTTATTTGTGATCATACCTGTGAAATAGCTATAAGGTGTTGTCTCATTGGCCGGTCCAATAATGTCACATGCACTCTGAACTAGGAGGAAGTTTGTGAGTTCCGTATACACGTCACCATAGAAGTAGCCATTGTAAGCACGTGATAACATTGATACAGCATCAGTCTGTTGTCGTCGGACAACTTCTGGTGTGAACTCATATGCTGGATCACTATAATCCCTTTCGAAAGTTCGAAGGAACCAACCCTTTATCTCATTTTGGACTTGCACAATGTCGGTAACCTCTTCAAAAATTGCATTGTTGAAGTGGCCGTCGTACTCTTTTTTGGTGTAAAACATTTTAGTGATACGGTTCCCAATCTTTTGAAAAATTGTGTCTCGCACTTTGAATTTTTCGCGATTCGTGAAGATGACAACCCTTGTCGTTGGATCGTGTGGTCCAAGATTAAAACCGGCATTACCACCACCACCGCCATTTTTGACCTTGATGGTACTGGATAAGTTGGCGGGGTTGATACTGGTAGTTGACACACTATTTTCTTTGCTAGAGGCTTTGCTTGAATTTGACTCGATGGTTGGACTTCTCATTCTAGCAAATAGTGGCATAGAATCATCAGTCTTTTCTTCATTTGTATATGTCAAGTCTTCCTTCTCCTCTTCAGTCATCTCGGATCTGACACTCGTACGGCTTGGGTTAGATGATAATCTCCACTCGATGATATCACCGTACGTCTCATCGTCTGAATCGTCCTTGATTGGGTTTTGTAATACAATGCTGTTTTCCTGTTCATCGACTATTGTCGTGGTGTTACTAAGAACAGGTTCCACAATACATGGTTTTACTTCCTCCACAACACTATTAGCATCATGTTGTTTCAATGGACCCTCAAGGATATCGAGCTCAATCTCGACATCCCTGGCCTCATCCAAGCCATCCTGTAATCCCTGCTGTTTTTCAACCTCTTCAGCGAGACTCTGATCTATGGCACTTGTTGCTTTAGTGCGATCCTTCGGCATTGGATGGTAATGTACCTGATTTTGTACTTTCTTGCAATCTCTAGTGATGTATTCACAAAGATAAAACTCACCCTCAACTTTCGCACCACGCCTTTTCTTTTCGCGTTCATAAAAGGCCTTAGCTGCAGGAGTGACATTTTCCTTGCGTTCTTTTATCACCATGTGGTAGTGAAACATCATTTTACACCCCTTACCACAACCAACTCCACTATTGATCTTGCGTGGTAGAGTGCATTTGATGTTGACATCGTCAGAATTTGTGGCTTCACCATTGTTCCCATTAAGAGAGTTGCAACGGCAATAACGTCGTGAAACGTACCTGTGACGTGCAACATCATGTTGACATCCTTGTCTCATACCAAAATCTATAATTTCACCAGTTATTTCAGTTTTTAATAAGGTATGAACAGTATAAATTTCTTCGATGTCAGTGATGTATTCAGTATCACAATCACACTTAAAAACAAGCACACCAGTAATTTTAAGCTCGTTAGAGTTTTTTGAGCAAGTATTACATTTATACTTGATAATGCTTGTTCTTAGCGTGTTACATGAGACTGGGTTGAAAGCGACAATGCCTGGTACGGTCTCCAATTTGCACACATCCTCAGAGAGTGAGGTTCCCATATTGTTAAGTTGTAAAGATTCCTTGAATTGTGCACTATCCCCAGATGGTGGGGCTCCAATGTTTGCGCTTTCATGCGAAATATTTTGAGTGGCTTCATCTCCAGATGGAGGCATTGTAGACAGCTGACCAGGCTGTAAACAGTGAACGCAGGGCTCAGAAGGCATATGCGGCTGCCGGTTCTGAGTGGCAAGGTTGCCCCCTTGCGATAGGACCGGTCCGCCGGTATGACTAAATCTCCGCATCGTGGAATCTTTGATGGATTGTTGCCTTTTCCAGCCGAATTACTCTCACCGTAAACTGGCTCAAAGGTGGGCGTTTATTTTGATAGTGTGCCACACTGTGTTCCAATTAAATAGATCTGTGATAACTAGCTAGTTGCCACATTGGTCCGACTCAGCTATACAACTATCCCACCCCCGTAGAATTTATCACAACCGGGATCAGGCTAGGGTTGCTTTCACGCATTGCCGAAATGTATAACAGTCATGTGGACTTAAAGTAGTCTAGTAGATCAGTGGAAAAGATTTTATCACGGATTGGTGCTTAGCACATTCGATATGTACAATATTTACAGTAGGCTTAAAGCCCCGATGCCAATTGCTTCCTCAGTTTTCCTATTTTTGTACGCAAATTTGGCAATACTTCCTAGCACTGACGCTGTGCTCGGATGAGATTGGACATGATGCAAAGGGGGCGTGGAGTCCGTCATGTCTAAGTTGTGTGAGTGAATTACACCACTGATGGCGTGTAAAGCAGCAGCAGCCGCCGGGCTTTTTGCAAGAGCAGGTGTCATTAGGGACATTCTCTTACCTGAGTACTGCTCAACACCAATGTGTTGGTTCACTACGAAAGATGCTACTTGATTCGATGTGGCTGTGGTGGAACCAAAACCATCAAATATCATGATGACCTCAGTCCCATTGAATGTAAAGTCAGTGTTCAATGGTGGACAGGTAAGCCAGTTACCGGGCTCGGTTAAGGCAGTGTCCATTTGTGAGAATTTTGAATCAGCGAGCATGTTTTCGTCCCCGTTTGACGACCAATTTTGTTGTGATGGGCATGTGATTTCAACCGTCATTCGTTCATTAAATGGGTAGCTTTTACAAATTGGCGAGGACTGAACGGCAGTTACAACCGCGTTTAAATTTGTGGCGTTAGGCGTAGTGGCAAAAGTTCGCATAGCGCTATTGATATGGTCGTAAAATTTCTTAGAAGTCGGGTTTGCCACATGTAAACTGCCGGTGCGCGTCATAGGATTGCCCGTGTACTGAAAAGACAGGTGTTGTGAGTTCAACTTATACGCTGCCTGCTCGTCATCCATGTCTGAAGCTGTCAAAACCTCAGTTCTTGGATAAGCTTTCTTCCAAACCATATTTGTCCCATCATAGAATACGCTAAGTATACTTGGAGTGCCAACGTGCTGACTGGCCTTGGCAATGATGAGCACTGGATTGCTTGGAGAATTACTTAAAGCACCTGAAATAAGTTTCGAAGGAATAGAGCCAGCAATACTATGAGTATGCGTCGTACCATCGGAACCTGCCGGAGTCTTGTGGAGAGATCCAGTAGATGCAATGTGAGCGACAGCCATAGCTGCTGGAGAAGACTTTGGTTTGGGCGGCTGTTTGACGGTTTTCTTAATTGTCTTCTGGAGTTGACGAGTCTTGTTAGCCTTCCTCTTAGCAGTTTGAGCTGATTGGCGGCGAAGTTCCTCACGCTGTAAGCGCAGGACCTTGTCAAGCTTTTGTTGTGTGGTTCGTAAGCGATTCTGGCGTTTGAAAAGCGGATAAACTGTTTATTGCGATAGCTCCCTCAGACTATCACACAGGGTAAATGCTACGGCGTAACGCACTATTTTATTACGCATACCATAACGGTGTTTCTCTTTATACCGCAGCATGGGGGGAAACGTACTGTCTGCGACCCCCTCAATTAAGTCACTATTCCTGAGCTTGCCGAAGGCTGGTAAATCAAGTGACCGTACCCAGTCTTGCTATCGATTGGGGATGACCTGTGTCATCAGACCTGGCATAATCCTCACTTCCATTACACTACAACTAAGTAGCGTGTCAGCAAATCGGGCCAATGAGGTACCAGGTGTCAACCTCCTGAAGAGAACTTAATCTCCCCGTACGGAGGAAGCATAAGCTAGGTCCGCCA